CCTTATACATCACATATGGTTCACCAGTTGCTTTTCTTTTTTGAAGTACTTTACCCCATCGCCTGCGAGCCTCAGCATCTCCGTCATCCAATCTTCTCATAAATTTATCACCTACAACTACACATTGATGTAAATTTAAACATTGTCTGTTTACATCACCTTTAGGTTCTCTAATCTCAATCCAATCATCAAAATCATCATGTTCTATGTTGAGGTTAACTGATGCCGCCCCTCTTCGTACCGAACCTTGATTGGTTGCAAGAATAGTAGAATCATATATTTTACAGAATGGTACAACACCATCGGATGTTCCGTTTTGTGTAATGTTTGCACCAGCTGGTCTAATCATATTAATACCAACTCCTACTCCACCACCATGTTTGGCGAGTAACATCATCTCTAAGTTCTTAGTACCGATATCCTGAATTGAATCAGCCACATCGATTCCAAAACAACTTATAGGTAATCCCCTATCAGTTCCAGTGTTTGATAATACTGGTGTTGCTAAGTTTAACCAACCCTTCCAAATGTAATCAAAAAACTTTGTTGCCATTTGAGGTTTATCCAATCTTCGTGCAGCTGTTGTAGCTACTCTCCAATATGCATCTTTTGGTTTTTCACCTGATAGTAAGTATCCCTTTGAAATAGTTTTAACGTATATTTCTGTATTTGCCCAAGATGGAAAATCTACATCGATTTCCCAATTAAATTCTTCTCCGTAATTTTTCATTGTTTTATAAATACTCCGTTTTCAGTTTTACCTTTTCTATCTTTTATTTCATTCCACGCAGCTTCTAAACACTCTGATGGGTGTAATCCCAACTGCATTGATAAGATGATTAATGTAACAAAAGAATCACCGATACCATCGATTAATTCTACTCTATCATCTTTAAGGAGAGCTCCTGCAGTTTCACCCACTTCTTCCACAACCTTTAACATCTGTTTGGGGGCGTTATCTTCTACTAAGATACCTTTATCATCTGCCCATCCGATTACGTTTGTAATCAATTCATCAAAATTCTTCATAACTTGTTTTTTATTATTATTTTACCAAATATCGTTGAAATCTTCACCTTCGTTTGCCTTACTGTAATCAGTAGGTCTTACTGCGAAGAAATCTGTATGTGTTGTTCCACCAGTTAAATGATAGAACCAATCTAAATTAGATGCTTTTTCTTCATCATATTCAAATGTAGGTTTGTAACCCAATTCTTTTAATTTCTCATTACCTCTTTTAGAGATAAATTCTTTTAGATTATCTGATTTTAGATTTTCTAAATCACCTTGCTCAAATATCATATCAATGAACTTATGTTCCATTTCTACCATTAACTTCGCGGCCTGATGTACATCATCTTGAACTTCACTATGAAGTTCTGGATATTCATTACACATTTCTCTGAATAATTCACATCCCATTTTAGAGTGAAGTGATTCATCTCTTACACTCCATTTCATTTGCTGTCCTATTCCCTTCAGAAGATTTCTCATCTGAAAAGAATATAGAACTGCAAAACTACTATATAAAGATACACCTTCTGCAAATGCTGAGAATATTGCTAATGACCTAGCTACTTCTTTTCGTGCTATAGGATTTGTTTGTAAATCCGTATGTGTCCATTCAGCAGTAGTAGATGTTAGAAAATCAAATTTTTGTGCAATTGCAGGTTCGTGTAGGAAAGCTTCGAAATCTTCTAATCCCAAAGATTCGTTTAGGTATGAATATGCAGTTGCATGAATTGTTTCTTGCGAACCGAACATCATAGCCATTTGTTTAATTTCATGTTTAGGAAACCACTTAGTAACCATCGTAGTCCAATAATCGGATACTGCACATTCTGTTTGTGCAAATCCTAAAAGAATATTTCCAACTAAATGTTTTTCAGATTCATCAAGATTCTCATTCCAATCTTTTAAATCACCCTGCATTGGTATTTCTGTATGTAACCAAAATGCTTGAGCTTGTTTTAACCAACCTTCGGTATAATATTGTGGGTATTCAAATGGTTTGAATGGGATTCGTTCTGTAAATAGTTGTGCCATAATTTTGTTTTTATTGTTTTATTTAGTTGTTGTGGGTTATAATATATATGGATTAAAAATCAATATCTTTGTTCATCTCATTATATTTTTGTAACAAATTCTTTCTTACTAACTCACCACCATTGTTCATATCCTTTTGAGTGTTTTTACCATCAATGGAATCATCATTGTAGATATCAATCCTACCTGTACTCATGTTAGCTTTTGATGGTAGAGTCATTCCATCAGGTCCAAATCTATTTTTTATTACATGCCATCTACCTGTACCTGCTAATTTATCCTCAATCTTTCTACTTAGTGATACCACAAAATCTGCGGTCATTAATTTAGAGAATGAACCAGCTATTGAAGTACCAGTAATAACATCTTGCTCTGCTCCACTACGATTTATCTGAGATGCTGTAAATAATGGAACTTCGTATTCTCCCGCAATACCTCTTAATCCCTCAACAATCTCTTCTAACTCTTCGTGTCTTTCTTTTCTACTATTACCCTTTAATAAATCAGCGTAATCACATATAATCAAATCAGGAGATTTACCTTGCAACTTCAATTTATCTAAAGATGCTCTCATAGTATTTAATCCAGCAGATTTAGTAGGCCAATGTTTTACAACGATATCGCCAGGTAATGCTTCTACCTTTCTCCTAACCTCATCAATTTCAAATTTAAGTTTAGGTACGGGTATTCCAGTTAATACTGAATCGTATCTCTGTCCTACATATCCCTCATTTAATTCTAATGTATAATGAACTACATTCTTACCAGCTTTAGCAGCTGCCATACCAACATTCACCAATGCCCAAGATTTACCAATACCCGGCGGTGCAGCAAATATTATTAATTCACCTTTACCAAAACCACCATCTACTAATTCATCGATAACAGGCCAACCACAAGGAACTACATCCCTAACAGTTGATTCGTATCTTTCAATAATATTTTCTTTATATTCGTGTCCGATATCAGTATCTTGTCCCGCTTTCATAGCGTTATCAATCTTAGATTTAATTATATCGAATTTACCATCACTTAATAAATCTACAGATTCTAAGATTGCATTCTTAAAGGTTTGATTCTTACAGAATTCTAAAGATTGTTCTTTAACATACTCCAAATCATCTGATTCTAAGCCGTTCCAAACTTGCTTTAGGTTATCTACTATAGATGACTTGAGAACATCTCTCTCAACCTTGTCTACTTCGTTTTTAAATACATCTAATGTTGGTAGTTGTTGAAAAGTATCAAAATGTGATAACGTTTTAGTAACTATCCACTCATTAGCATCAGAATCAAACATCTCAGGTTTAAGAATATCATACATCTGTTGTAAGAATATTCTATCTGATAGTAGAGATGAAAGTATTTTTATTTGGAATGACGTACCAAATTTATGTCCGAATTTATCCATTAAGTGTTTATTATTGTACTAATATACGAATTATATTCGTAAGTACCAAATTATTTATTAGTTTGTTTTGAATATTTATCCAAATCTCCCCAAGAGTTTACTAACCACACCTCTACATTCTTAAATGCAGTATATAATTTATCAACCATAAATTCTTTTTTGAATCCGAATGAGTTTAGTTGATTAATTGGTGATTCTATTATAGCTCTTACATTTGAAGTAATAGCTGAACCCATTATTGGTTCTGATAACTGCATTAAATCATAATTTAATTTCAAAGTATCAGTATTTTCTAATATTTTGTTTTTCAGCTTATCATCATCCATATTAGATACCTTTTCTAATAAAGTATCCAATGTAAGTCCTTCCGATTGTAGGAAATCTAATTTATTCACTAAGGTTTTAGGTCCGATTCCTCTTACGCCAGGAATGTTATCGGATTTATCACCATCGAAGATTCTGTAATATACTAAGTTCTTTGATGGAACTCCATATAATTCTTTTACATCATCTTTATACATCATCTTCTTTTTAGTTGGTAGATATACTGAAATTCTATCATCAACTAATTGTAAGAAATCTTTATCAGAGGAAACTATCAAAACTTCTTTCTTAAATATATGTCTGGCAGCGTATGCCATTATATCATCTGCTTCAATGTAATCCATAATACACAAATCAACAGGTAGAAACTCTAAGTATTTAATTAACATAGAGAAGTTCTTTTTCATAGATTCTGCTTGGTCTTCCAAATCTTCGTATCCAACCATTCTGTTAACCTTAGTTAACCCAGTTCTACCTTCTTTGTATCCCTTAAACATTTTCTTTCTACGTTGAGAACCACCCTTACCATCAAAAACTACCAACACTCTAGTTGGTTTGTTCTTACGAATAAGAGCGCCGAGGGATAACAGACAACCTGTTACCCCACCGACGTGCTCTCCATCATCATTCAGAGTTGGAACTGCTCCAAAACATCTGATAAACAAATTCAACCCATCAACAATCATCACTTTATCATTTACATCCTTTTTAGGAGTTTGTGATAAGTTATTAAACATTTCTCTATAATTAGATTTCGTGTCCTTCATCGAGTTGAGTTGTATCTGTATTTGCAGCTTCAGTAGCTTCTTTATATCCTAAGATATATGCATCACAGATTTGTTTATACATTTGTTCTTTTACCTCTGGTCTTTCTTCTAAGATTTTAGTGAAGTTCTTAGCTTGGAATTTAATCTCTTCTCCAGTTGATTCATCAACCCAAGTATACCATGCTCCACTAATCTGTATTAATTTATATGTTTTCATAGTATTCAACCACGAACCATATCTATCAATACCTCTATCAAAATAGATTTCAAAATCAACTGCTCTTAATGGTGGGCCCATTCTGTTCTTTATAACCTGTACTCTGGTTTTAATACCAACAGTTTGGTCAACACCACCTACTTTAGAATTAAGTTTACCCATTTGTTTCATTCTTAATCTACAACTAGCGTGAAAACCTAATGCTTTCCCACCTGATGTAGTGTAAGGGTCTCCAAAGGATACTCCTAATCTAACTCTAAGTTGATTTGTAAATACAACCAATATTCTCTCTCTACCAATAAGATTTGTAATCTTTCTCATTGCTTTTGAGATAATGATTGCTTTTTGAGTAGCATAACCAGCTTGGTCATAATCAGCTGCCATCTCTACTTTAGTAGTTGCTGCCGCAACAGAATCAACTACTATAGTTACCAATCTATCTTTATTAGTTTTTCTAATTGATTCAATTATTGAATCCATTGCATCAAAAATATCTTCTACCGCTTCTAAAGGTACATAAAGTAACTTTTTGGTGTCAACACCTAATGCTTCTAAGAATTCTTGATTGATTGCGTTCTCTGTGTCGATATACACTGCCATTCCACCCTTCTTTTGGGTATTTGCTAATGTATGTGCCGCTAACAGAGATTTACCACTCGCTTCTAAACCAGTAACCTCTACAATTCGTCCAACGGGAAATCCACCATTTGGTCGATTCGATATTGCTAAATCTAACATATCATCTCCAGTTGACACCCACTCTGTTAAATCGGTGGGTGTCTGTTCGGAGCCATCTAAGAAATAAGCAACTTTCGCTTGTCCTTTGAACTTTTTGTTAAGGTTATCTGCTAAAATAGATGATAATTCATCTCGATTTGTTTTAGCCATTTATAACTTATTTTAATTATTGAATAAATCATCAAATGCATCTTTTACATCTGAAGTTTTAGAATTAGTTGCAGATACAGGTTCTGGAGTTGATGTTTGAGTTGGTTGAGTTTCCTCTTCCTTATTATCTTCACCAACTGAACCAGTTTCCATCCAAGTTTCCAATAAACCTTTCATATCATCATAAGTATATTTCTTAAACATACCTGGTAATTCAATTTGGTCTTTTACAGATTCTAAAACGTTTTTATCTTCTGTAATTGGAGTTTGATTTGGTTTAACTCTGATATAAGTTTCAGGATAGTTTTTTCCTAATTCTTTAGCGGTTTTAAACTCAACAGTAATATCTCTACCACTTGTTGGGTCTGTTAAATCACCATAATCTGGATCTGCGAAGAAAGCCAATAGTTCTTGATAAACAGTTTTACCAAATCCCCAAAATTTGATTCCTTCAGATTCCTCACCTCTAACGATAACAGGAACATAAGTTCTCATTTTCGGAGTAAGTTGTTTTGAAAGATTCCAATCGTTTCTATCACCAGTCGATTTCAATTGGTCAGCGAACTCCACTAATGGGTCTGCTTCACCATGTGTTTGAGGTGATAGAATATTCTTACCACCAAA